CAAATAGATTTATGAGTCAGTATCAATTACTGTGGAAGTCATCCGCATATTTAGAATTAACGGGTAAGTGCTTTTGGTATATTGCTAAAGATGGCATAGGTAGACCTAAAGAAATATGGTGTCTTAATCCTTTGGACGTTTGGGTAATTCCTGATAAAGATAATTTCATAAAAGGTTATTTATATAAGGCTGGAGCTATAGAGATTCCTCTAAGTGTTGATGAAGTTATATTTATTAATTTACCCGATCTATTAAATCCATATGGAGGTAAAGGACCGGCACAAGCGGCCGCAACTAACTTAGAAATTGACAAGTATACCTCAACATATATTAAAAACTTTTTCTACAATGATGCAAGGCCTGGTGGTATCGTAAATTTCCCTGATATCGACGAGGATGAGTATGACAGAGCGGTAGAACAATATAAAGATAAGCATAGAAGCGTAGAAAATTCTAATGAAATATTATTTACTAAGGGTGGAGCAGTAACATTTACACCTATTAATATTAATATTAAAGACCTTGATATATCTGCTTTAAAAGATAATACAAGGGATGGTATCCTTGGAGCGTTTGGTGTACCTAAGTCAATAGTAGGTATTACCGATGATGTTAATAGGTCAACCGCTGAGGCAGCTGAGTATACTTTTGCAATGCATACTATTAAACCTTTATTGCATTTATTTATGGATGTTTTGAATAATGAGTTTGTTCCAATGTTTGGTGAAGATGGCGAGTTAAGATTTACTGATCCAGTCCCAAAGAATAAAGACTTTGTAAAAGGTGTAGTTGATACACAAACAAATAAAACTCTTACTGTGAATGAGTCAAGAGATGTCCTTAATAAACTTATGGGATGGAATCTACCACACATTGAGGGTGGTGATGTTATTTATCAGCCGGTTAGTTTACAACCGCTTGGAACGCCATTACCGACAATACAGGCCGCAGTTAAACCAGTATCGGATAAACCTACGGATGATGTTCCTCTTGAACCAACTAAGAGTATTAAAAAAAAAATATTCTCTAAATCATTAAGGAAGAAAATTAGTAGAGAAGTTGTAAAGAATAATGCAACTAGGCATCAGGACTTCTTGAGTATGTCTGAACCATTGCAAGCTAACTTTAAAAGTATGGTACAGGCTTATTTAAAGGACATGCAAAAGGAAGTAATACAAAAGGTGCTTGATGGGAATAAAGACCCTGTAGACATTAAGAAGTGGAATAAAACACTTCAAGATAAAACAGTAGATTTATATGTTAAATGTTTTAATGCCGGTGGCAAAGCTGTAGTTCAAGAATTTAAATCCATTGAAAATTATATTCATAAAGATATAGGGATGGGTTTTAACATTAAGGATCCCGCGGTACAATCTAAAATTCAAAGTAAGGTATCTAAAATTACTCAGGTAAATATAGATACTAAACAGAGGATTAAAGATGTGATTGACCAGTCCTATAAAGATTCTGATGAAGATAATGAAGATTTTACTATTAAAAATATAGCTGAAAAGATTGGAGCTGAGAACTTTTCAGAGTTCAGTGATTCCAGGTGTACTTTGATAGCGCAGACTGAGGTTTTAACTTCATTGAATCAGGCCACAAATGAAACCTATAAGCAGAATAGTGATCTTATTGATGGGAAAAGTTGGCTTGCTAGTTATAGCAACACTAGAGAATCGCATATGCAGGCTTCTATTGAATATGATGCAGATAATTCTATTCCTGTAACAGAGCAATTTAGTGTAGGTGGGAATGATTGTGATTGTCCTGGTGATGATAGTTTGCCGGCTGAGGAAGTTTGTAATTGTGGGTGCTGCATGATGCCTATTGTAAATGTTAATTAGAAAGGTGGTATCTAAATGGATGAGTTGAGAATAGTCCAATCATTTAAAAACGGTAAATGGATAAATATAGTTTTTGAAGATATTAAAAAAGGTGATATTTATAGAATGTTTGAACCTACTGGAGAACCGGTAATATATGAGGGCAAACAGACTTTATATGCATTAAGTGATATGTATTTACATGAGAAATTAAAGAAAGTAGTTGTTGATACAGACGCGTATAAAGAAGAGATACTATGAAATATATAATAATCTCATTTATATTCGGGTTTTCTTTTGGATTTATGAATGGTGCATTTTGTCTCACTAAGTGTACTGGGAAAATTGTTGGAGAAACAATCA